GGCATATCTGCGAAGATAGTCGGCGGTGCGGAAATAACCTGATTTAATCAGATTATTATGCACATCGACTGTCGACACAATGGATCCTGGCTTGGTACGATGTGGAACGTCCATGACGCTAACCGTGGTCACGTCTTGACCATTGAAAGCGTCAACACCACAAGATTCTTTGAACAAACCATGTTCAAAGGTCTTGGAGTCGTTCACCTTGAGACCAAGGTATTGGAGCAGTTCCACCAGTAGCCCAGATGACGTGTTCGGCGTGATGATATCATCACCGAAAACGCGGATCTGCCTTACTGCACAGGCTTGGACTTCCCGGAAGCAGACACGTCGCTTGTGGGCGTAGAGCTCACAGGCAACAGCTGCGGAAAGGAAAAACAAGCTCTGAACAGGAAAGGTGGTGGCGTTTCCCATTGTAGAGTACTTCCGAATATTTGCATATTTGGAGGTGTGTCTACAGATATCTTGACGCAGCCAGCGGGCTCGAGTAGCACGCATGGCATGCAATAGGCGTCCTGAGCGGCGAAAGAGTCGCTCGATATGCCAACAAGATACCCGATCAGAAGCATTCGACAAGTCAATCGTCGCATGCGACTGTTCATGGGAGGCTCTAAGGGCAAGTGCACCGTTTAACTCCTGTTTCCGGAAGGAAATGAAGGAGCTTAATAGAGTAGCACTTATCCTAGTCGAGAAGAAGTCTAAGAGTGTCTGTTGACACCACTGACCAGATACGGATTCCACGGCGATAAGTCGTGGCTTCGTAATGGTCTTTGGTACAGCAGCAAGCTTAGCCGGCTGATCCTTATCATCCGGAAGCTTCTTCTCTAGGACGTTGTCTGCCCATAAACTGAAATTGGCAACGCCAAAATCAGAGTAAGGATAGACTCGATCCAGCCTTTGACTCCAGGAGCGGAAATGATACTTATCATTCCCAAACTTGAAGTCAGTAACGGCACCAGGTCCATGCTTCGTACGATACGCATAAGGATCAAACTCACCTAAGGTCGAGCAGATCAAATCAGCAACTTGCTGAAGTGTATGCAAAAGCCCTGGGTGGTTAAGGGTCCTTACGTGTGAGTGAGAATCAAAAAGAGGTAGAGGTGTATTTCCAGGGATCGGGTCAGCAAAGCTGACTGTTCCGTCCGGATCTACATCTTCTTTCTCATCTTGAACCCAGAACTTACTGGGATTTGGGATCTCACTCTCAATGTCGAAAAACTCCTTGACCGCCTTACGGCGATTTTGGAGCCCACAGTCCAAGCGAAGTTTTCGGACAACTCCTAAGAGTTGGCGAAGACAACGTAAGGCGTGTGGGTCGGCATCGGTACGAAGAGTACCATATCGGTCAAAGACGCGCAGAGTCAATCCCCGGAATAGTCTAGGGACTGTCTCCCTTCTATGGACCGGCCCAAAGTGGGTTAGGCCCGAAGAAGTTAGGCGTCCGTTCGAGATGCACTTGTCAAGGTGCTTCCTGAACGCAGGCATGGAATCAAGAAAGAACCCGATTCCATGGTGTTTGACAGCGGAGGATAAGCGTTCCAAATCTCGCTCAAACTCCTTGGTACTGTCTGGGTACTGTTCTGCACAGTCTTTCAACAGTGCAGAAAGTGTACCTAAGACGAACTCTACATAGCTATTCTGTTCAAGCATAGGACTTCTCCTAGTTTGAACTCTATGGCTCCGTAGACACACTAACCCTCGCGGGTTAGGCTATCATGCTGGGAGTTTTAGGATTCCCAGCCAAGCAACTTGGCAGCAATGCCGCCTGCCTTGACCATGTAAAACGACATGGCCTCGGAGACGTCAATGATGTCGGACGCAGTCCCATTCGGATCGCTTCTTAGCGTGAATGAGATTTCGCTCAACGAGCCAAGTGGAAGGGCCTCAGTCGGCTTCACAAATCGATGAAACGACACAACGTGTCGATCAAAGGGCTGTGTGCCGGCTTTGACAGTATCGCGACTATGCCGCACTTTCGCACGGTAAGTAACGGTAGTGTCATCCAGGAAATATTCCGTGGAGTACCCATCCTGATTGATTAGTGGCAATACTTTCGCAGTGCCACCAGATCCATCAAGCGTGATAGTAAGTGAAGTACCGAGCATAAGAGTCGTCCTTCCAAAGTTAGCAACATCAGCGTATCCGTTGGATCGCTAGTGCGCCAACTATGGATAGCCGAAACATGTCCAAGAAGGGCATGTTAACGCTAGGTATGAGGTTCCCCGTGCCTACATTCCGTAGGCGCGAGGTCCATATTTGAAGACCAGACTGTGTCACCGAGACGTCCGTCGGACTTCCCGTAAACACAGGTTGGCCGGACTGTCTCTTCCAAGTCACCTTACGCATGAGGCAAGCCTCAGTGTAAGTTGCAGGAAGAGTCCCAGATCTCACAAGAAGGAGATCTGAGGCATTCGTAAACCATCCGATTAACCAGGTCCATGGAATGATTTTCCATATCCCGGTGATCATGCCCTCGGGCGTAAGCCCGAGTACAAGATTTCGGAGGAATGCGTTATGCGATCCGTCCAACAAAGCAGGAGGTATAGGACTTATTGGTTTCCACCTTACGGTGGCCCAAACTTCCTTGGTAACTTCTACGCTACCAGGGAAAGTGCAGTTCCCCCAATCAGTATTCCATTGGGAGAATTTGCGGTAAGTCTTAGTCTCCTTGCTAAACCTGATCTTCCTACGCAGACCTTTCTTATTAGAGTAGAGCTGCTGAGCCCATTGAGCACGTCGGTTGATGTACTCTTGGAGCTTAGAGATCTTCTCTAAATCTTCGATGATCGGAATCCAGCCAAATTGAAGGCCCAAGTATTCGTTGCTCACTCCTTTCGGAGAGAACTTCGATTTTGGGTTCTTCAATAAGGACCAGAGATTTTTGATCATCTTAGGAAGGGACACGATATCTTGAACTACTTCAGGAGGGAACAAGACGGGGCGGCTAGGATTACTCCTAGCAACCGCGGAAAGCTCCCATCCAACCGGTATCGCAGGACTAGCGAAGTCATCGACCTCGCCAGAATTGTGATTTATCGGGCAGTTCTCGAACTCGTATCCATGTAACGCGCCACTAATCTTGGAGAACTTCCCGTTGGCCAAACAGTCGCCATCATCGTATTGTTGCGATGATAGCGGTGAAGGGACTACGGGACGACCCCGGGAATCCGAAATACTAGACGCATAAACTCGCGTCGTGGTATTCCAGGGCCCAGGTCCAACGCTCGTGATCTGACGCCATCTCCCTGAGTGGGATATGGATCGGTTTCGCGTGCGAGTGGTACGTGCCATGACTGTGTATCATACCTAAGGGACCCGAGATGGGAGACGCTAATCCGGGAGGCTGCATTTGCAG